ATCTTTCCTAACATTTGGAGCATTATTTGGCATTATTTCGCCTCTAGCGATTTGTCTATTTCTAGCAGAACCTATCCCTTTATGACGTTTTCTCATTTTATCTTTTGTTTCGGGTTTTTGTTCATGTGACGTGGTGTTACCTGGAAGATTACGTTTATAAAATTTATAAGCTTTATCGGCATATTTTCCTATAGTATCTGGAGAGAGTTCCTGAATATCTTGTGCTCCTTCCCTAATTTGTTTAAACGATTTCATTTTAAACTCCTACCTTTGTTTCTCTATTTTTTTTATTTGTAGCTATAGTTCTAGCCAAATCCATCATTCTATCATGACGTTTATTATTAATAGTTTTACGTCGTTCTATTTTCTTTTTAGTTTGTAATATAATATTCTCTTTAAATGATTTTAAACCAATAATCTTTTCTTTTTCTCTAAACATTTCAACAGAATCAAGCCAAACATTTCTTAATCTATCCCAATTTTTATTTTCTAAAACTAAATAGTTAGAACCTGTTCTTTTAATTGTAGCTACTTCATTTGTTCTTTTAATTTTTACTTTATCACCTGCTTTGTATAAACTACCTTTAATATAATTTTCTCTAATATTAGATACTTCAGCTAATTTAATTTGATTTTTAAATTCTTTTTGTTCTTTAAGACCCATACCAGTTCTTACAGAATTATATAATTTTTTTGCTTCTTTATTGGATACATTTCTGGGTAAACCTTGAGAAAATGAAGTAAAATCTTTTTCCATTACTGCCTGTCTCATTTTAGATGCAGACATTCCTTTTGCTCCATCAGCATCTGGATCTCTTTCTCCAGCAGATATGACTTGAATATTTTCAAAATGATAAAATCCATGTCGACCTTTTTTACCATTATATTTATTTAAAATAGTTTCAAATTCTAAAGTTCGGTCTGAACCTACAACCATAGCAATTCTTTTAAAACCTTCATCATATATTTTACTTGCTGCTTCAAACACATTTCTGATTTTTTTATCAGACATTATTTGTCTGGCATGTCTAGTAAATATTTTTCTAGCATACTTGACTTTTTCTGTAAAGTGTAGAGGGTTTTTCTTTTTATCTTGTGATTGTGAAAGATATATTCTATAAGGATTTCTTCCTGATTTTTTAGAAAGAGTTTCCATTAATTTTTCGTGGCCAATTGTTGGTGGATTCATTCTACCAAAAGTAAAATAAAGTGATTTTTCTTCTTCAACTAAATATGATTTAAATGAACTTATCATTATCTTTTCCAGGAACCTTTTTTTCTGGCAATTTCAAGTCTTCGTTTATCTTTAACACCAATAACTGATTTACGGTTTACTATTCTTTGCCACACTGGTCTTTCTAATTTCTTTTCAATACTTCTAACTTGAGCTATACTCATATCACTTTTCTTTTTACCCTTGGCTAACTTTTTGAATGCATCTCTCCATTGTTGTTTTCTGGATCTTCTTTTTAATACATCTTGAGTAGCCATTCTACGCATGGCTTTCTTTTTACCTAATGCAGCTCTGTGTTTTACCTTACCCACTTTCATACGGATTGAAGCTTTTCTTTTATTTGCAATAGATTTGGCTACATATCTTTCACTTAAAATATCTAAAATTTCATCTAAAGTATAAGATTCTTTTGGTACACAATTAGGGACTTTTTTACCATTCTTCTTTTTCATACCAATTTGTTTATAATTATCCCAACAAGGATCATCTTTTGCTTCATTAGCATTTTTCATCATATCTCTAATTTTGTCTATTTTTTCTTTTTCGCCAGGTTTTAACATGGCATCTCTTTTTTTATTTTTTATTTTTTCTTGAGATTTAGCCCATTCTTCAGAACTTTCTCTATTAAGAGATCTGATCTGATTATCCATTCTGGCGACTTTTAAATCACGTTTCCTTTGATCAACATCAACTTGTGTAATTCTTTTCGGTTTTGGTTTAATAGGTTTAATAGATTCATTTGTTTCTGCATGTTTTTGGAAAGCTTTTTGAACGGCTGGGTGATCATGTAAATCAGGATAATTCTTTTTTATATGATTAATCAAACCACTAGTATTACCTTTAAATTTATCATGTTTAACTAATTTTCCAATTTCTTTCATATGAATTGGATTGGCTTTGGAATATGCTATACCTGTAGGGCCGCGGCCTTTATTATCATAAGCCTCGGTTCTTTTTCTTCTATATGCTCGGTAATTTATAGATTCGTCTTCACCAGGTTTATATTCAGCAGTGTAGAAATCTTTAAATGATAGTTTACTATTGTTATTTGGCTTTTTTTCTGCCATCTTTTATCTCCCTGGTTTATCCCATCCCTTTATTATATTGGGTGAAAAGTTGGCGAAGGAAAACTCCATACGATCAACTATTTTCACTGCATCACCACCAAGTTTATCTATTGCAACATAACCTTCCTGGCCTGTAGAACGATATCCTTTTTTTGTTTTTAAGAACGTTTGTGTTCTATTAAGTTTGTTTAATATATTTATAATTTTCAATTTCGCTAAAACAATAACTTTTTGTAAATCAAACATTTTTTTTAAACTTGCTCTATTAGATGGTGAGAAAAAAGATAAAATTTTATTTAATTTGGTTTGCTGTACAGCTTTACCTTTATCTGTTTTTCTAGAATTTATTTCTTTTTGGTACCGTTTTTTGATCCAATTAATGAGCCCGGTAACATGCTTATTTGTATTGATAATAATCTGACCTTTTCTAACAAAGCTGTTATTATACGTCTCAATAAGTTGAGCAAGGTCAGAGTTAGTTTCCAAAGTTTTAAGTGTAGTAGCACTAATTTGGTTGAATAAGTAACCAGCGTGGCTAAGATATTCATTTACTGCCTCCGTGTCTTTTTTTGACATAGTATAATTTGTCATATCTCTTAACATAGCATCTTGAGACCAGACATTAACACTTTTATTTAATTTTGAAACATTGACTCCATAAGATGCTTTCATTGTTTCAAATGTTTTACCTTTATATGTTGTATGCCAAACAATACCTATTTTGGATTTTTTAATTGTTTTTGCCATTTCGGTTCCATTTGGTATAGCATATACAATTGTATTTGGGTGGAATGTAATATATTTTTTACCCTTAATTTTAGATACTTTTAAATCTGGTTTATCGAATAAAAAATCTCCTTGAATAACATTTGTAATACCTAATTCAGGTAGATATTTTAATGCTGCTTTTAACTTAACACTAAGATCCCCAGAAGTATCGTTATCAATATCACTATTAGTTTTATAAACCTTTGGCGATTTATTAAAGATACCTTTCTTTGCCACAAAGAATTTTCCGTCACGAGGATCATAACCAGCAAAAACAGCAGGAGCGCCATCCCATTTGACAGAAACTGATCCGTCATGTACACCTCCTAATGTATCTCTTAATGAACGTAGAGCAAGAATAGCTTCTCTTGTACCTTTGACACCACCATAGAGAACTTTGTCCTCTATATGGGTCATATGAGTATTCTTTTGCTCAGTTATGAATTCTGTAAAGTTCATTTTTAATGTGGAACTACTTCACCGTTTTTCATCTTCTTCTTTGTATTCCCTACAGCAGCTAAAGAACTTTTAGGGTCTGATTGGGAATTAAACTTATATGAGAATGAAGCAATTGTTTTCCCTTTATGTTTTATCACATGGCCTCCACCAGTGTGATGTACGGTTGTATTATGATGGAAATCATGATCATTAAAAACATGTTCGTGATCATGTCCAGGTCTACTTATGTGATTTTTATGTTCACCTTTAAATACTGTACTTGTCATACGAACATGTTCATGTCCATGTTTTTCCATTGGTGTTTTCTTTGCAGCCAATGTATCTCTAATATGCTGTTTTACATGATCGTGATCTTTAGGATCTTTACTAGATAATTTTTTAACTAAATGATCTACATGTTTTTTAGCATGTTGAGCAAGAACTTTTTTATTTGCTGCTCTAATTTTATCAGCTTTTTTCTTATTAACAGGATCACGCATCCAATTTTTTCTATTTTTAGAATTTGTAATATGTTTTAATTCTGGCGCAATTTTGTGTAAATTTTCGTGATGAGCTTTATGATCTTCTTTAGCACTAGGGTGTTGTGTTTCATGTCCGTGATTTGATGTGCCAATATTTACACTAGATTTTTTAGTATTTTTTAAACTAACACCATGATATTTATGAGAACCATCATGATGTTTAGATGTGATACAAATATCTGAAGAGTCTTCTTTTTGACCTGCATGTATTCCAGTAGATGAATGTAAATCACCAGGTTTAGAAGTCCAATGAACTTTATGTATTTTTACATTAGGGTGATTTTCTTTTAAATGTGCATGAAATTTTTTAGCAGCTGCTTTGGCTTTATTATTTGCATGATGATATTCATCTTTACTCATTGTAGCCTTCATACGATCATGGGCTTCTTGAGCACTTTCACCATTTTTATTTGCATGGTTAGGCATATGTTGACCACCATTTACATGTTTACCTACTAAAATTTCGTGCATTACTCCATCACGGTTATTTTTAGCATTAGCAGTCAACGCAGCTTGTGTCGCCTGTTCAGATAATGTATGAAATGTTTTAAATTTTAAATTTTTAATCATTTCTTTCTCCTAAAATATTTAATACACTATCACTATATCATATTAAGTATAACTTGTAAAGTGTTTTCTACTTATATTTATACCTTTTATTTTCTTTTTGTCGTTGTAAATACGAATGATACTTCAATCCTTGTATTCTTCTTTTAGTTATTTCGGTTGGGTGATTAGCCTCATATATTTTTTCCCAACCTTTTACCTTATTTTCTTTAGCCCAATTAGCTAAACACTCTCTATCGTGTTTATTACCCACTACGATACCTGTACTGCTATATAGATACAAAGACCTAAAATAACTAATTTACCATAATCTAAATCCCATTTGGTTCCTTCACCATATTGATCTAAAATATCTCTAATTTTTTTCATTTACTTTCTCCAATAATTCTTTAACATCTTCAGGGGTTTCCAACCATTGATTTTTAGCAAAATACAATCGTTCTAATCTTTTTTTAGTAGATCTATCTGTATTATGTCCTTTACCCTGTTTACTTTCCCAATGAGCAATTTCTTTTTCAATGGGGCCGAGACCTAGAGCCATAGCTCTAGCATCCCGATCCACTTTCCTTAACCCATGCATTAAGCTGCCTCTGCAAATTCAACAGCAGATTGCAGGGCATCTTTTTTCCTTTTATGATTATAACCAAACCAAGAAGAATAAAGACGATTATCATCATTTCTTCCTTGAATATGATCAGTTACATAAGTAATGGAATTAAATGCCTGCCACCAAGAACCTTCGGCATATTTTGCACCAGGTTGGGCTTCAAGAGCATCATAACAAAGTTTAGCATTTCTGGATAATGTATCCACAGCCAATTCTTTGCCTTGAACTTTTTTATCAGAACTTCTAGGAAATATTGTATTATAATACTCGATAAGAGCAGCTGCAGTATATCTTTTCTTACCAAGAAATTCAGCCATTTCTTTATAAGTAGCAAGTTTTTCAGAAGCAATTCCAAGTGTTTGTTTTACTTCATCAGGATTAAATTCAACTCTGTGACCAATCCTAACAGATTTTTCAACTTGTTGTTCAAGAGAGAGTGAAAGTGTGTTATTACAAACAACTCTGATTGGAGTAAATCTAATATCGATTGATTTACCATATTTGTGTGGATTAGAGAAAAGAAAATATGAATCTACTTGATCGCCTTTAAAAAGGTCAAATGATTCTTTTACTTTGGCTAATGCCCATACCATCTGTCCACCTTTTAGTGAACCAGCAGTATGCATTTCCATATCTCCGGCTAATACATATTCTCCGAAAAAATTAAAAGCATCTTCATTTTGTAGAGGGTTCCAATCCTTACCAACATTAGTAAGAATTTTTCCATCAGTTTCTCTTATAAGAGATTTCTGACCAGTAGGTATTTTTTCACCGTTGAATTCAATAAAAGATTCAACTTCTTCGACACGCCAGTCTAAACCAGCCTTTTCCATCATCATTGTTGGGGTTAAATCATTTGATACAGGAACCCCTAATCCGTGCCACGGAACTTCTCCTGCATAGGCCATAGTTTCAACTTCATGTGCCATTATATATCTCCTTTTTAATATATTTCATTTTTTTCATTATGTTTATATTATAATACAAATTAATTGAAATGTAAAGTGTTTTTTTTAATTTATTTCAATTTTTATTTATTTTAATTAAAAGTGTATCATTTATGTAACACTAACATTTGTAAGGTAATTTTATCAGTAAGTGTTAAATTAGCAGCACCATGAATAACATTATCTAATAAAAATGTATCACCTTTTTTATAATTTGCCCACAGTATATCATTTTCAATATAAACATGGCCAGGGATATAATCTGTTATTGCAGTACATGCTCTAATGTTTCCATTTATAGGTTTTGCTTTACCTTCATCTTTATGCATTTCAATTATACTAGCTGGTGTTATTTTACTAAACCACCATTCCGTAATCCAATAATCATCATGAGTCGGTAATTCAACTCCGCCTTGTTTAATATATTCAAATTCATGTAAAAAATCATATTTTATACCACGTGGATTAGATGGACCTATTCCTATATCATACCATTCTTGATGATAAGAACTCCACTCAGGTCTAATATCCCATTTAAAATTATTTAAATAATTTGTAGACCATATTTTAGGTAAATTAGTTCTTGTTATTTTTTTCATCTAATAATTTTCTATATTCAGGGTTTGGGTGATCTTTCAATCGCTCGTTATATAATTTTGCTACTATTCTCGCTGCAGTGCTTTCAAAAAATCTTGGTATTAATGCATGAATTAAACTAGCAATTGCCGCATAAAATAATAATGTAGATGCATATATCGCAAATTTAAAATGACCGATTGTGGTTGTTCCACTCTTTTTGACATGAGTTTTACATTTTTTAGTTAACATAAATTCTCCCACATTTATCTACTATATTTTTAAAATAATTCATATTTGAAATAGAAGAATGATCTATATTCCAAAATTCTTTTGGTACATTATTTTTATCCTTTATAATATCTATAAAATGATATTTATTGTATTCTAATTTATTCTTTATATTATATAAAAGACTATTATAGTTTTCACCTTTTAAATTGATTAAGTTTTCGGTAATACCTTTTACTCTTGCTTCGGTTTTATTTTCATTATCAAATTCATAATTAAATAATTCATCATATAATTCAAAACCTAATTCTTTTAATTTCATATGAGAATTTTTTGTAGCAAGTCCTAAGAAAGGCCTACAATGTAATAATGCTTGTGCAAATTTATTTCCCATGAACATATAATCATCAACTATTGCTTCTGGTAAAATATGCACAAATCCTTTTTCATAATAATTTCCTTGTATAATAAATCCTTCATTGCCATAAGGTAAATCACTGGAGTAAATATTATCTAAAGTGCGTTTCTTGTTATCAAAATATTTAAAAGGATATTGTTTATAAGGTAAATGATTATCACTAACTGCTTTATCATGCCAACTTAAATATCCATCATCTATTAAATTATTCTTTGCTAATTCATCAAGCAACATACCTCGCCAATATTTAGATTTTCTATTTAAACACGTATATAATTTATCAACTGGAGGATTATATATTTTTTCATATTTTGTAAAATTATCATATGAATATAACCATGTCCATGTTGGCCAATTAATTACACATGATGGATTATTATCATTAAAGTTACCAAGCCATATTTCTAAATTACATATATTTTTTATTTTTTCTAAAGTTATATTATCTTCTATTATACGATTATATTCACTTGGTTGAAACCATACAACTTTTTCATATTTATCCGCATCTCCAAAAAAATGATTTATAAATTTTTCTGTATATAAATCCCAATATTTAAATTCATTTTTTGGTAAAAACCATGGAGTAATATATTTAATCATCTAAAATAATCTCTTATCATTTCTTTATCTATTTTTATACCTCTATAAAAATTAATTTTTTTCAAATTATCTACTTTATCTATTTTTAATCTAGAATTTAATTTATGTATGTGTTTATAAAGTAAATTAATATCTGATTTATTACATTCACTCCAAAGGGCTAAATATAATTTATTATAAACTGTATCAGTTATAATTTCACCATCAATATTAAATTGCTTTGGTAAAATACTTAATTCTTGTAAATTTAATTCTACTTGATTTATTTTTACAATATCATATCTGCCTTTGTGTATAAAAATATTATTATTTTTTTCAAAAATATCATTCATTTCAATAATTGTATAATATACTGGCATATGTACATCAAGTTTTTCTTTATGCACATCAAACTCATAAAAATTATCTATTTGTATAAATTCTCTAGGGTCAAATTTTTTATCTTTTTTTAATT